AGAAGGGCGACACAATCCGCTTTGTGTGGTGCGATGGCGCATTTGTGCTGGAAGACGCTCTGGAGCCCTCACAGCGCGAACAGCTGGTTGAGGTGGGCAAAGCCAACAGCGAGAACGAAGCGTTCCTACGGTGCCTCAGAGCGCGAAATGAGCAAGGTGTGGAACGCGGTGTCGGTGCATCGCCTGGTCCCAGCTACGCGCCATCCCAGTTTGAAGGCATGGCAGAAGCCAAAGGCGTCAAACGGCAGGCGATGAAAGCCGCCATGGATCGCCTGTTTACGATCGGCAAAATTGAGACGCGCGTGGTCGAACGACCCGGCAAGGCAATGAAAAAATCAATCATCGTGGAAGTGGAACATTTATGAATGTCAACCCCCCTAACGCTCGCCCTAACGCCTCCCTAACCGATTTCCCTAACGCTCCCGAACGCTTCCCTAACGCCCCCCTAACGCCCCTAAGTCTCCCCTAACTATAACCCATATACTACGTATATCCGGCCCCGCCTTGGCGGGCGGGCCTGATCACGTAGCGGAGCAAGCAGCATGATCACCGACAAGATCAAATCGCTCACCATTCGCGAACACATCTGCTGGGACATGGCAGAGGTTTTCTTCCACGCACGCGATGCTCACGGGCTGCACGACATAAGCGTCAAGATCCAAGGCATCCAATTGGTTCTGCGCGAGCTGAAGGCGGTGCATGATGGGAAATGATCGAGGCAGGCCTGACCGGCAGCGGCAGCGCATCCTACAGCGCGCTCAGGACATGCGGGCGAGCCGGATCACACAAGGGAGCAGCAGCGATGCCCGCGATCTACAACAGCTATAAACCCAACCACACGCCGAAACGTGTCGTGCGGATGGCCGCAGTGTTGGAGCAGGAGATTACGCTGTTCCTCGAAAAGCACCCACATCTGGACGAAGGGAAGTTCGGTTGCCTTTCATGCGGGAACTATTACATCATCCGCAGAATACGCGCCGGCAAGCGGGTCATGCCCAAAACCGAGTACGCTATTCGTCAGTTCATGCTGCGGTATCGCGGACCTTTGGAGTGCGGATGATGGGTGCCAGTGTGGAAACCATCGGGACTATAAAAGTCGAGCAGCGTAATGTTGCCGACCTAATTCCATTTGCACGCAACAGCCGAACGCACTCCGATGCCCAAGTTGCGCAGATCGCAGCAAGCATCCGCGAGTTCGGTTTTACCAATCCGATCCTGACCGACGGCAGCAACGGCATTATTGCCGGACACGGGCGCTTACAGGCCGCTCGCAAGCTTGGCCTTACCGAAGTGCCGACAATACCGCTGAACGGCCTGACAGACGCCCAGAAGCGCGCCTACGTTATCGCTGACAACAAGCTGGCTCTGAACGCGGGCTGGGACATGGAATTGCTGTCGAGCGAGATTGAAGGGCTTGGCGCGGATGGCTATGACCTGGCGTTGCTTGGGTTCAGCGATGACGAGCTCGCCGCGCTGCTGGCCGAGAAGACCGAGGGCCTGACCGATCCCGATGACATTCCCGAGGTGCCTGCCGATCCGGTGAGTGTGCTGGGCGATGTTTGGCTGCTGGGCAAGCACCGGATTGTGTGCGGGGATAGCACGGTTCTAGCTGATGCAGACCGGCTAATGCAGGAAGACGTGGCGAACCTAGTATTCACCGACCCTCCTTATGGCGTTGAATACCAGTCGAACATGCGGACGAAGACAGCCAAGTTTGCTGTGCTGGAAAATGATGACCGCGAGCTTGATATTACGCCGATTATTGAAGCCCACTCGCACGGGTGGGTGTTTGTCTGGACTAGTTGGAAGGTTCAGAACCGCTGGATCGAGCAATTGCAGGGCTTCGGCTACCCGACAAATATGGTGGTGTGGCATAAACCCGGCGGTGGCATTGGCGACCTCAAGCGCACCTTCGCCAGTGATTATGAGGTGGCGCTGGTATGGAACCGAGGTGCTGAATTGTGCGGCAAGCGCATCGGTAGTGTCTGGACCATCAACAAAGATGGAGCTGCTACTTACAAACATCCAACCCAGAAGCCAGTTGCACTGGCAATTGAAGCAATCGACAAGACTACAAAGGCAGGCGCTATCGTGCTGGACCTTTTTAGCGGCAGTGGTTCTACCTTAGTTGCATGTGAGATGGCTGGCCGAGTTGCGCGCGTTATGGAAATATCGCCCGCCTATGTCGATGTGGCCGTGAAACGCTGGCAAGACTTCACCGGGCAAGAGGCAACGCACGCTGAAACCGGCAAGACCTTTGCGGAGATGGCCGAGCGGGAGCCTGTCAATGGGTAAGCGCGGCCCACAGCCTTGGAAGCCCACTGAGGAAGAGCGCAAGCGCGTCCGCATGTACGCTGGGCTAGGCATCACTCAAGAGCAGATCGCCACTCTGATCGGTCGCTGTGTGGACACGCTCGCCAAGCATTGCCGCGATGATCTGAATGAAGGCGCGGCGGAAGCTAAGGCCAAAGTCGGCGGTGCCATTGTCAAAGCCGCGCTGGGCGGGAACATGACCGCCGCAATTTTTTATGCCAAGACGCAGATGGGCTGGAAAGAAACAATCCGCAATGAACACACCGGCGCAGACGGCGCGGCTATTTTGTTTGAGCAGGCAACCAACGATGCACACGCACTCCGCAGCCGACTTATTCAGGGCGTTGTCACCGGAGCAGCAACAAGCGGAACTGGCGCGGCTTAGTGTCTACGCACAAGCTGCCCTCCTCCACGATTGGCAATTCTGGGCAAGGCCCGAGCAGATCGCCCCTGACCACGCATGGCGCGTCTGGTTGATCCTTGCAGGCCGAGGCTGGGGGAAGACCCGCTGCGGCGCCGAATGGGTGCGCAGTGTCGCGCACAAGGTGCCGGGATGCCGGATTGCGCTGGTTGGCTTGACCGCAGCCGACGCGCGAGATGTGATCGTCGAGGGTGAGAGCGGTATTCTGGCAGTCCATCCCGAAAAGGATCGTCCGCTATACGAGCCGTCCAAACGCCGCATCACATGGCCGAACGGATCGATGGCGACCTGCTACAACGCCAGCGAACCTGACCAGCTGCGAGGCCCGCAGCATCACTACGCCTGGGTGGACGAGCTGGCCAAGTTCCCGCAAGCGCAGGATCTGTGGGACCAGCTCGTGTTCGGGCTGCGCCTCGGCCAACAGCCGCAGGCCATGGTGACAACCACACCAAGGCCGCTGCCGATCATCCGCCGCATGTTGGCCGATCCGGCAACCCATGTGACGCGCGGCAAGACGCTGGACAATGCTGGCAACCTTGCGCCGGGATCGGTGGCGGCAATGATGGAACGCTACGCTGGCACACGGCTTGGCAGACAGGAATTGGACGGCGAGATGCTCGATGACGTGCCAGGCGCTCTGTGGACGCGCGCAGTGCTTGATGCGAACCGCGTGCAGGATCTGCCCGACATGGCCCGTGTGGTGGTGGCGATCGATCCCAGCGGCACAGACGGCGCAGACGAAGGCGATGACGTTGGCATCGTGGTCGCTGGCCGCGGTGTGGATGGGCGCGGATATGTGATCGCGGACGTGACGTGCAAGCTGTCACCGGATGCGTGGGCTAGGCGGGCCATCACAGCGTATCACCAGCATCAAGCCGATCGCATCGTGGCCGAGCGCAACTTCGGCGGGGCTATGGTGGCAGCGGTGGTGCGCGGTGCTGACAGGTCGGTGCCGTTCAAGGAAGTGACCGCAAGCCGGGGCAAGGCCGTGCGCGCCGAGCCGATCAGCGCGCTATACGAGCAGGGCCGCATCAGCCACATGCCGGGGCTCGAGGCGCTAGAGGACGAGATGGTGCTAATGACACCGGGCGGGTACATGGGTGAAGGCTCGCCGAACCGCGTCGACGCACTGGTCTGGGCGCTTACTGAGGTGATGCTGTCGCACCATGCGCCAAAGGTGGATGACACCGCAAACTGGACCATTCCCAGCACACGAACGGCTTGGAAATAGGCCGCTTGATTTAGTGCCGCGGTGGGGTTAGGAATGCCCTTGCGATCGGCTCCAATCTTTCGCGCGGGACCCTCCAGCCTTCACCGGTTTGGAGGGTTTTGCTTGTGCGGTAACCACGCTTGTAATTAAAAATCCGCGAGTCATTGTCCCGCGCAATGACCTCCGAGCAAACCGAACTGCACAAACGGGCCATTCGGCAAGTCGATGAAGTAATCGGCTCGCAAATGCCGATCCGCGCGCTCGCGCTTCAGGCTCGCCGCTTTGTCTCAATCCCCGGCGCGCAGTGGGAAGGCCCATGGGGTCTGCAATTCGACCACAGCATCAAGGTCGAGATCAACAAGACGGCGCGCGGCCATCGCAAGATCATCCTGGACTACCTCGCCAATCGGATCGTCCCGACATTTCGCAATGTCGGCGATGACAGTGACGAGCATACGGCACAGACGTTATCTGGACTGCACCGGGCTGACAGCTATCACTTCAAGGCGCAGCAGGCCCGTGACAACGCCTTTCGCGAGGCGTCGGCAGGCGGGTTTGGCGCGTATCGCCTTTGCACCGACTACGCCGACCCCTACGACAAGGACAGCGATGACCAGCGGGTCAATCCTGCGCTGCTCATCGCCGATGCGGATCAGCGCGTGTTCTTCGACCCTGACAGTCAGCTTTACGACAAGTCCGACGCGCAGTGGTGCGTGGTGCTAACGGCCCGATCGCCGGATGCGTTCAAGGCGGCTTGGCCGGATGCAGCTGCCACGGACTTTCCGGTCTCGCTCTGGAAGCCGCATTACGAATGGTTTGCCCCAACGCAGGTGATCGAAGCCGAGTATTACTGCAAGGAAGACGTGTCCGAGATGCTGTGGTGCTTCACGCACCAGATCAGCAAGGATGAGCAGCGGTTTTGGGCAAGTGAACTGGAAGACGGCGAAAAGTCCGAACTTGAGGCGCTGGGTTACAAGGCCAAAGGCCAGCGCCGTAAACGTGTGCGCGTTCACAAGTGGATCATGTCTGGCGCGGACATTCTGGAAGATCAGGGCTACATCGCCGGATCTGAGATCCCCGTGGTGCCGGTTTACGGCAACCGTGAATACATCGACGGGCTGGAGCGTTTCACCGGCCATGTGCAGATGGCGATGGACCCGGCGCGGGTTTATAATGCGCAGATCAGCAAGCTGGTC